AGGAATCAGTAGATGAGGATACTGGAGAAGTAACATATAAATCAGCACCTACATGGCATGAGATGATATTTGCTGGTAAAGTAGGAGTTCCTGCTTACTCACACGACAAAGCCTTTTGTATCATTAAAGGTGAATGGTCTATGAAAGAAGGAGTATTATCAGAGCTTGTTGCACTTGGTGCTAGTAAAGCTTATCCAAACTTTAGTATATTAACACGGTCTGAAGCACAAGCTTTAGCAGGCAGTTCAACTTTTACAGGAGAGTAAGATGGCAAGAATTAGATGGGAAAGAAATGAAGAAGGCAAATTAGTGCCTGTAGACCCTAAGAAATTTAGCTTTAAGGATGGTGCTATTAATAATCATATTAATATGCGTACAACGTGGAGTGGACAGACTAAAGTAGAGTTCAGTCAAACTACTATTGACCAAGATATAGCAGATAGGAATAGGCGATAATGGCATTAGCTACATTTGAACAAAGAATTAATGATTTAGTTGGCACATTTACAGATGAAAGTGCAATGGATACATTTTTATTAGATGGCTTAAAAGAAGTATTAAGTATTTTACCTCCTAATAAATTAGCTGAGTGCACTAAAACAACTACGTTAAGTAATTCTCCACAAATTTTAGATTTAGATACTACTACTATAGGTTCTGTAGTATCTGTAGTCAGAAAAGATGCAAATGGCTATAATCAAATATGTAGGCCTATATCTTCTGCTTTGTCTTCAAGAGTGACTGACCCTAGTGATATTATGCATTCTACTGCATCTGACCCTGTTTATTTTATTAATAATGCAGTTTTAAATGTTTATCCAGACCCTACTGCTTCTCAAACTGCAGATATTTCTTATGTTCCACTGCCAACTCATGTTCCTCATGGTGATTCTGATATTGATAATTTTCCACATGAATATGAGCAAATTGTAGTATTATATGCAGCAATAAAATGTGCGCAGTCATTACTTGCAATAGAAGAAGATGATGAACTATATGTACCTATTATTACGACGTTAAAGCAGGATTACGCGCAAGCTTTAAATCTTTTGGGGGCAAAGGCTGAAGCACCAAAAGGAACAGGCCAAAAGGCTCAAAATCCATTAGCTGCGATGCAAGAAGCTATGCAACAGCAACAAGGCGGTCAATAATGAAAGTAAAAGATTTAATACAACAAGTAGAATACTTAATGGGCAGACAGCCAGAAAAATATATGATGCAGTTAATTAATGATGCATTGATGGATATGTCTGGGAAAGTACAACATCATACGGCTCAGAAGAAGCAGAACTTAAACCAAAAACAGAGATGGTATGCTCTAGAGGATAATGTAATTGATGTTACAAGAGTAGAGATTTTAGATACAGATGATAGATATGTGATGATACCTAAGTTGGCTGACCCACATAAAATATTAAAAGACGATTCAGATGACTCATCTGATTCATTAACATAGGAGTAAAAAATGGCAAGTACAGTGACAGCCTCAACGATGACAGTAACGATATCTGAGTCTATTAATTTAAATGGAAAGAATCAAGGTGGAACACAAACATTATCAATACCTTCAATTGCTACAGTTTCTAGACGAATTGTAAATGTTCCTACTTCAGAAGTAGAAATTGCAGCTATGGATTCAAATGTTGCGTCTGGAACTTTTGTTCAAGGAGACGTTCGTTATATAAGAATAACAAATTTAGACGATGCAAATAATGTTTTTTTAACATTTAAAAATTCAGCTAATGATGAATTTGCTGTATTATTAGATTATGGACAATCATTTATTTATAATTCTAATTTTGATGGCGGAGTTGTAAATACTTTTGATGCTAACGCAGGTGCAGCGAGTAAAGATAATTTAGGGACTCTTTCTAATATTACTGCTCAAGCAGACACAGGTGCAGTAGATTTAGAATTATTTGTTGCATCAGTATAGGAGATTAAATGGCTAAAAGAAATTTTCCAAATGATTATTTTGCATGGTATAATGACGATGATAGATTGGCTATTGTTGCGCGAGTACTATCTAATGATGTTAGTGACTCTACAGAAACAAGTAGAGAGAAATACGATACATATACAGATAGCAGTGTAACAAATGGCCTTAGAATCCATTATCATGCTAAATATGGACAAGTATCTCAAATTACAGATGATTTAAGGGCAGATTCTGGAGTAGATACTTCTTTACATCCTGCATTAATAGATTATATTAAAGGAAGATTGTTGGAAGATATTGGGGATTTACAACGAGCAGCGTATTACAGGGCAAAATACGAGAAGACAATTAAGCAATATCCACACAGAAAAAGTGGTATTAGAAGCTTAGCTGTCCCTCACTTATAATAGGAGACAATATGTCAAATAAAGATAAACTATCTAGCTTATATAAGCAGCTAGAAGATGTGATGAGTAAAAGAGAGTCTTTACAGTCAGATATGAATGAAATGACTACCAAGGCTATTAAACTTCAAGGGGCTATAGAAGCCTTTGAGGAGTTAGAACAAGAATCAGAAACAAAGGAGGAGGAATAGTGCTAGATACACTAAAGACTTCATGTGCAGGCATAGGCGGCTTCGCTCTAACATTTATGGAATTTATTCCAGAGATGCTTAGAATCGGAATCGCTGCAGTTACACTTGCCTACATGATAATGAAGTTACGCAAAGAAATGAAATAAGATGGCTAGAAAGTCTAAGGGGGTGGTAAAGCGTGCTATTGTCACCCCCGATAAACACTTCCCTTTGGCTGATATGGCGGCGATTAGCTGCTTAAAACAGACAATTGAGATAGTAAAACCAGATATATATATAGATTTAGGAGATGTTGGGGAATGGCACGGGGCATCTCATTGGCAGTGGAAAAGAAAGAAACGCCCGCCTCTAGAGTATCAACTGCCTTTTATAGACCAGGATATTGCAGAGGTGAACGCGGGAATGGATTGGATAGATGAGTCGCTTGATAAAGTAAATTGCAAGAAGCGACACATGATAGAAGGTAATCACGATGATTGGATGAACAAGTTTGTAGATGAGCATCCATATTTAAAGGAATATAGGTTTAAAGAATGCGTAAAACTAAAAGAAAGAGGTTACAAGTATCATCCTGCGGGGAAGTACCTAAAGATTGGCAAGCTTCATTTTTACCATGGCCATCATTTCGCGGGAACTCATCATACACGGAATCATCTAATGCGTTTAGGTGCGAATGTAATGTACGGACATCACCACGATTTACAGCAAGCGTCAGTGACGCACATGGATGGAGTGAAGTCAGCATGGAGTATTGGATGCCTAAAGGATATGAGCGAAGAGCAAAATGAGTGGCTGGGTGGTAGAAGAATTAATTGGTCTCATGCTTTTGCTATTGTTGATTTCTTTGCGAAAGGTCACTTCACAGTGCATGTAATACAAATTATAGATGGAGAGACTTCTCTCTGGGGGGAGCTAATTAAAGGATAATGAGTTTCATGGTTTTAGTAAGTTTTATCATAATATTTGGAATTTATGCGGCTAGTGTCATCCACTATGTCAGAGAAGAAGAAAAGAAGAATGGAAGAAAGAAGTAAAATAGAAGCTTTTAGAATTGAGACTCCTATGGGGGCCTTAGAAAGTGATAGCGGCAATCATATGGTTGACGTTATGTCTGTCTTGCTGGCTGTTGTTATGATTATGATACTCAAGAAAACATTATTTGGAGGCAAATAGTGGATATATTTGCTATACTCGATTCTTATGGCATCCCTATTGCGGTAGCTGTGGCATTCGGATATTTCATCTGGAAGCAAAATGCATTCATTCAATACACATTAATGGAAGAATTAGAAGAATCCTTCAATCGCCTTGAATCTATCACCATAAAGCTCATAGATGCCCAGAAAACGTCCTTAATGGAACAAAAAGAGATTAAGGCTAGTTACCACGCTATCGTAGAAATATTGGCTAGTTTAAGCGGAAATGGGCTAAAAGAGAAATTTGTTAAAAAAAGAAGAGATTATTAATGGCTAATGGCAAGGGTGACAAGCATCGAGTTAGATGGTCAAAAGAATTTGAAAAAAGATTTAACTTAATATTCAACAAAACAAGGAGAAAGAAAAATGGTTGATATGATAATTGCTTATTTGAAGAGCAATAGAGAAGAAATTATTGATGGAATTAATGAGAAAATAAATTTACCCCTAATTTCAGAGGCAAAAGAAGAGAAGATTTTTGCGTCACTCTTCGACGCTATGATGGAAGTCTTAGAAAAAGTACTTAGCAAAAAGAAATAGTGCCTAAAAAAGCATTTAAAATAGAAGACTTCTCGGGAGGGATAAACCAATTAGCAGACCCAAGAGACATTGGCGATAACCAGTTTGAAGAATTGTTTAACGCTGATGTTTCTCGTATAGGTAAAATTACTCTTCCTGGGAATGCATTAGAGCCTCATCAAATTACTAATATTCTAAGTAATACAGTATCTCCAGATAATACTACTGGGCTGAGTATCATGAATACAAGCCAAGGGTTAACTCCAGGATATGGATTATTTTCATTTTCTCATGATTTTAATATGCGAGGACTTACAGGAGGAACGAATAAAGAACAGCCAACTGATTTTTTATGCATTAATGATGGTGCTCATATTGACATATGGGATTCGTGCCATATGGAAGTTATAGGCAATCCTCATTGGATTAATTCTGCAATTAAGTTAGGAGAAGCTCAT